AAATCACTTTGAGCAGATTCAGCGAAAATTAATTGATCCGCTGCTTCTTCTGAGTCACTTTCTATAGCTTTTCCTTCTTCTAATTTGGCTTTATTAGCTTCTTGTTTCTTTTTATCCGCTGCTTCTTTAATGCTTTTCTTTTGATCATTAGATAAATTAAGTTTTTCTATATTTAATTTTCCGTATCTGGCGCCTACAGATATAGACTCAACCACATCCCCCATACTAACAATACTAAGAGATATTTTATAGGACCCGTCATTTTCAAATGACCAAGAATAATTTTTAATTTTACCAAAAAAACCATCGTAATTTCCACCAGATGCTTTTCTTAAATCTCTAGTTTGATCTAAAACTTCACGTATGGCGTTACCTTTATATCCTCCAGCTAATATTTTATCTTTTAAAGAATAAGTATTAGTTGAACCATCAGGTAAAATATTGTGACCCCACTCTAAAAGTACAGTATAACCTAATCTTAGATATAGAGCATCAATTATATTTAATTGTATTGGATTATAAGCGATAATATTAACATTAGCTTCTCTTAATGAACCTCGATTTAATGATTTTACATCAATGTCAGTTAAATGAGGAATAGGTGAAAATCCATAAGGATTTCCAGCGTTAGTACCCAATCCATAAGCGGGATTACTAGTAACAAATCCACCACCAATATCAACTCCAGTTACACCATAAGGTAATTCACCAAATCTAGTAGCACCTCCCTGAAGAACAAAAGCTTTGGCTAATTCAGTACCAGTAAAACGACTGTATTCACCAAAATCATCCATTGTTCCTACATTCTCAACATCAACAGATGATACTAATCTAATAAAAGCTCCGTTGTTATTTAAAAATTGTTGTTGGGAAATACTTCGATCAGTTGAACCATATATTTTTTGTCTGGTGGATATTTGATCTTTAACAAAACCATCAAATACTTCACCAACTAAATTGTGTTTTCCTTGTGTTGCCATTATAACGTGTTGTTCTCTTTGTAATAACTATTTAAAACATCAAACGGATTTCCTGGTATTCTTAATTGAACATTCTTAGGAGGAAATATAGAACCCTGAGAATATTCTGAGTTGGCCATAGATATTATCCACCACATAGAAGAATCGCCATAGTATTGATTAGCTAAAGTATCATACCGGTCACCATCTGTTGTATATACATAAATATCATCATTAGTTGGAGGAATATAAGGATATCTAGTAGTTTGATAATATTGTGTACCTGTTGATGTTTTTAATATTGGAGTTCTTGAATATCTATTTACCATGACCTTATAAATTAGCTGCTTTTATAAAAGGTTTATTAAATTGAGGAACAAAATTATATATAGGTACAAAATCAAATCCGCTAACTTTAATAAGATTACTTAATTGTCTATCTCTATTAAATGTACCGTTAGTATTTAAACCAATATTGTGGGTAGCTTCTTGGGTGAAGTAATCTAAACTTAAACCTTTTAAAATACCTATTTGTTCTTGAAAATAACCACCTATACTTAATTTTAATAAATTACCTCTCATAATACCGCCACTGCCGTAAGTTGGAGCTACTGTTGATGCTAAGTAATTTAATTTCTTATACATTGGGGCTACTTCTTCAACCGATTGAGCGGCTACAGTGAAAGATAATGACACTGATCTACCAAACCCACCGTAACGATAAAATTTCTCACCTCTTCCTAAAACTTGTTCTTCATTCCATGTGGCATCATATTTGTCATTAAATGAATCAATAAATGCTCTAAATTGAATATTAGTAGTTAGGGCTGTATCCGTATTTATGACACCTATATAAAATACACAATAATCATCTTGAATACCTGCTCCTATACCTGATGCTGTAATTTTATCTAAAGCTCCTAGTCCTGTTGTTAAATTATATGTCGCTACTTTTTTATTTCTTCTTCCAGGATCTCCTAATTTTACTTTAGTTTCTCTGTTAGTTCGAGTATAATCTGTAGTAGTTTGGAGAACATCATTATCTCCTCTATTAAAAAATGTTGGATTTGATTTAGATAATAATCTTCTAAAATCTTGAACACTACTTATACCACCACCTTTAAAAGGAACAGCATCAAATAACTGTTTAGAAGTGTATGTAGCAGTTTTATTATCATTAATTCTATCAGAATTTTGAGTTATATTATTATCTTTATAAACACTTAAAACAAATTTATATGTTCCATTTACATTAAATGTATTATTCTTTATATTAGATTTAGGTACTAATTTATCAAAAGTATTAGTTAATCCTAAAACATTAAGATTATTTGTACCACCATCAAATAATAAAAATTTAGTAGGTGAATTTTTCCTTCCAGCTAAATAAGAACCACTATTAGGTATTTGAACTGTTCTACCTAAAACTGCTCCTGCTATAGCGCTAGCTCCAAAATAAGTTGTTGTTGATCCCTGATCATTAATACCTGTACCTAAATTAGAATTTTTTGGAAAACCAAAATCAACTGTGCTTTGAATTTTATTAGTTAACCCTAAAGTTGATTTATAATTTCCAGATCTAGGATCAGCATCATGTGATGTTGGTTTACCTTGTCCATAACCTGAACCTGAAATTATATTATATGATCCACTATTATAAGTCAATGTGGAGTTATCAGTATCGGGGCCATATAATTTAGTTTGTTGCCCATTAGGATTAAAACCAGTATATTTTGATCCAGTTAATGAAGCTGATTTACTTGCTCCTAATAAATCATTATTATTTATAGGAGTTGACTCATGATCTGTAGGTAAACCTTGTCCATATCCTTTAGTGTTAACAAATGTTTCTAAAGATGGTTGTTTAGATAAGGTTCCGTTATCATCTTCAGGACCAAAAACTTTTGTTTGTTGACCTACATCATTAAAACCCAATAAATTTTGAGGTATTCCTTCTTTTTTAGACGCACCTAATAAATTATTATAATTTGTATTAGATATATCAGTTCTATCAGTTGGACTATTGGCTAAACCATTTCCCCAAGTATATTTTCCATCAACTTTAACTGTTAATAATGGGTTATTTTCTCCTGTTCTTTGATCTGAGAATTTAATATATGTTTTTCCTAATCCCATTAAAGTTGTTGGACCACCAGCGTAACTTAAAATATTAACATCTGGATTCCTAACAACTTGTTTATCTTTATATATATTTACTAAATTATTTACTGGAGAATTTTTATAAATATAAGCATATTTTTGAGTGGAATCAATTAAAGGATTTATACCTTTACCATCAAAATGTGCTCCTAATTTACCAGCTCCTAATTGCAATAATGTAGTAAAAGGACTATAATTATAGTCAGGGGATGAAGAGATAATATTTCCTGCTCTTTTAGCTTCTTGTTTAGCTAAAACTTCTTGTTTAGCAACAAATAGAATACCTTTAGTTGTTTTAAAAAATTTAGATATTCTTAAATCATCACTAAGTACACGTTCAGCATATGCTTGACCTCCTCTTAATAAAAAATCTAATCTGAAGTTATTATAATTAGTTGAACTAATACTTCCCTCGGGTATACCTTTAGTAACAAAAGGTTGTCCTGAATTACCTCCACCTGGAGTATCCTTTCCATACCTGAGTGATTTCAGATCAGTTTTTAAATCAATTAATCCCATTTCAATTATTTAGGGGGATTGTCTAAATATTTGGCTGGAGTTTTTCCGTCTAAATCTAAAAGTGATGGAGATGGTTTACCAACTAAGTGTGGATTATCATTAATAGAATACTAATTATGCAATGTAGATAATTTAGCAGTATCTCCAAATTTAGTAGGTGAAACACCTTTTAAACCTAAGTTAGATGTAGGTAATTTACTTAAAAGTCCCATATTATTTTTTATTATAAATATTAACCTTATTGAACTTTTACAGTTTTCAAAGATGTTATTTGACCTATTTTTTGGCTATCAAGGTTAACTGTACCTTCTTTAGTTAATATTTGTTGTAGTATTGCTTTAATCTCGTCTAACTTCGCTGCTTGTTGATCAGCACCACCTCCGCCGACTTTATTTCCTATCGCGGTTATAGGCGCTGTTATAGCGCTTACAATACCAGATGCTGCGTTAGCAAACGCGTTTTCAGTAGCAAAATCACCTAATGCTTCTAACTTGTCAGTATCTATATCATTCAATGCTGATGCTACTCCTGTTAAAGCTGTAGCCATTTGAGTTAATGAATCAGCTGTAGTTTTAATCGCTTTGGATTTAGATGCCATTTCTAATATTACATCTAAAGGATTACCTAATAAACCTCCCACAGCCATTACAGCTGAAGCTATTGCTAGACCACCAGCGAAAGTTATTAAACCCGCACCTAATGATATTAAAGCACCACCTAATAAACCAACAGCTGCTACTTTGTCAATAGTTATTGAATCTAATAATTTAACAAATCCATCCGCTACCGCAGTTATTATTACAGCTACCCCATCTAAAACATTTTTTATTACTTTTCCAAATGATTCTAATATTGGTGACAATAAAGATAAAGCATAAGTTAATGGAATTAAAGCGGCGCCAAAACCTGCTAATAAAGCTTCACCTAAAAGTATATAAGGGGCTACTTCTGTTAATGATTTAGAAGCTTTACCAAATGCTACTAAACCATCAGCTATACCTTTTAAGGCTGACTTAACTTTTGGACCACTCACAAATTGTAATAATAATAAAGCAGGAATTGCTGGAGTTAGAGCTACTAAAGCTAAACCTGATAAAGCTAGTTTACCTATATCTCCTAATGTTACTTTACTAAATGATTGTATACCTTTAGATAAATTAGTTAAAAATTCTTTGACACCTTTACCAGCTTGGCCTGATACTGATTTTGATTTTTTACCTAATTCACCAGCCTTGTCATCACTTTTAGAAGCAACATCAACTACTTTATCATCTCCTTCACCTCCAAGAAGTTGGTCTTCAATATCTTCTCCTCCTGATAATAAATTTTTACCTAAATCAAGTGCAGATTTTATTGAATCTTTTAAACCTTCGGTCATTGATTTTACACCACTTACTATTTTAGGGAAATAAGATAAAGCTACAAGTCCTATTAGTGGATATAAAATATACCATCTACTTAAAATATCAGCTATAAAAGCAGCTACAGAAGCTAAAATTTCAACAATAGGAGCAAAAGCTTGAGTTAATTTATCCATAGCTTTACCCATTTGTTCTTGAGCAGTTAATCTTTTAGCTTCTTCTAAATTAATATCAGCAGCTTTAGCTGCTTGTTCTGCTGATAGTCCGTTTTGCATTTTTTGTTGGTAGATCATTTTAGCCATATCATCTCTACTCATTCCCATGGCTTTAGCTATAGCTTCTTGTTGTATTCTATTACCATTACTAAAAGCAGCGTTTACTTCAGCATTTTTACCTATTTCTTCTGCCACTGTGGCTAAGTCATTACTTAAAGCTGCTGATCGAGCTTTTTCAAGATTTAAATCTTTACCTGTAAGAAGTTCAGCTTCTAATTCAGCCGAAATAGATGATTCAAAATCTAATAAACTATTCGCTATTTTGTCTGCTTGTTCTAAACTTAAACCAAACTTTTTAGCTTGCATAGCAGCTTCAGCTATTTTTGCTGGGTTACTACCTAAACTTAATGATACAGAGTCAGATACATTACCTACATCTTTCATTATATCTCCAAAACTTAAAGCTGTTCTATTTGTAGTTACAAAAGATTTAAATGAACTTTCTATAGCTTTAGTATTATCTGCTAAATTAGTACCTGATGCTTTAGATAGTTTAGCTAAATTAGCTGCTTCTTTAGCCGCTAACCCCATACCTGTAGTTAATTCTCCAACTTCAGTTATATCAGCTGGACTGAAGGCAGCAGCTGCATTTACTCCTAATTCTTTTGTTAGTTCACTAGCTGCTTTAATATAATCTGCTGTAGATAAAAAACTATCATTTAATGTATCTACAAACTCAATATTTTGACCAGTTTGAGATCTAAAGTCTTTTTGTGCTTTATCAATCTCATTAAATCCTTTAACAGCCGCTGTTATCACAGCTGTAGGATCAGTTAAACTTCCAAGTAAATTTGAGAAAGCTTTTCTAGCTCCAACACCTAAAACTTCTAATTTCGATACTTCTTTACCAGATCGGGCGGCTTCCTCAGCGAATTTTTCCATTTCATCCGCTACTTCATCTAATTTAAGACTTTTTCCAAAATCTCCTAAAAGAGCACCTAATCCTTTTACTATACCTCCAGCTATACCTAAACTGTTATTAATTTCTTTTTGGGTCTCTTTCTCTTTTTCTTTTGCTTTTAAGTTTTCTTGGGCTTGTTCTAATAATTGACTAGATAAAACATATCTTTGAGTATCAGCATCAACCAATTCAAGTAAAGTACCCAACTCATCCTCACTTACAGCTAATAAATCATATTGAATTTTTAATTGCTCATTCAAAGCAGCAACTTCTGACTCACTAGCTTCACTTATTAAATTAGTTAATTTATCAATTTCTGATAAAGTATCTAATCTATTTTTATTTGCTTCAAATATTAATTCAGCGTCTTCTTTTTGAGTCTCAGTTAAACTTTTTTGTATTATTAATTGTTCTCGTAAAGCATCAGCTATAATTTTTTTATCTTTTGCTATAGCTTCATCAATCTTTCCAGATTTTCCTAATTCAACTGCATTTTCTTGAGCTGACTTAGCTATTTGTTGAGAGATACCAAGTAAGGTTTTTTCACCTTCATTAATTTTGGTTTGTATACCTAACTGATCTTTTAATTCTTCAGTTAATGATCTGGCTTGTTCTGTTCTTTTAGCAGCGTCAGTAGCGCCTTCTTTAACATATTTGTTAATTTGTGCTTCTAATTCTGCTATTTTTTTAGTTAAATTCTCTCTCTCTTTATCGTTAGCCATACCGATATTTTATTATAAATATTAAAAGGTGTAAAGTTATTTATACTTTACACCCTTTGCTTTTTGTGCGAATTCAGGTGTTTTTACTTTACCGTCTTCGCCAATCAATGTTTGTTTACTAGTTTCACCTTTTGATTTTTCATTTTCTTTTTCATAAAATTCATATATCTTATTAAAAGTGAAATTTCTAAGCCATATGGGCATGTCATAAACTACTTCCCAACTATATCCACCCTTACCATGAAAAACTATCTCATGAATTTGGTTGAATAGATTTAATCTATACTGTGACGTCAGGCCAAAGAAAGTTAATCCCGATAGGTATAGTGACTCCCTCCTCAAAGCCATCTGATCCATCATAATTAAAAACTAGATTAATATCGGGTTGAATTGATTTTACATATTCTCTGAATAGTCTAGAGTCTTTAGCTAATAAGTAATTATCAACAAATTCTCTAACATCTTTCTTTTCATAACTACCTTCAACAGATAAAATCATATATTTAAGACGAGTAGATAAATCAGGTGAATTGTCTTTATTAATTCTCTTCAATCCATTTAATTCTTGATTAATAGCTTGTTCGTCTCTATGAGTTAAAAGTTTAAATGTAATATTAGTACCGGTTGAAGGGAAAATAAAATCAAATTCATTCTTTCCTTTTTTAATAATACTTTCATCTAATTGTTTAGGTTCTAAAGTACTTAAATCAACAGTGATTTTTTCATTTTTATATGTAAAATCATAGTCTTTACCATAACCCAAAATACGAGCTGCTACTAATAAAGCGTTTTTATCACCAACTAACAAATCATTATAATCAATTTTACTAACAATTAATGATTGTAGTAACTTATCAATCACTGTACCTTTAGAGATATAATTTTGGTTTGTTAAAATATCTTCTTCTCTAGCGGTCATGTATTTCATTTCTAGTTTGCCACTGGATAGAGGGTTTGCTTCAGGATACAGTAATCCTTTGGAGGGTAAGTCAATTGTTTCTGTTGGTAACTTAAATTTATTTTCCATAATTTTTATTTGTTGTAACTTTGTTATCGTATATAAATATATAAGAAGAAAGAAGCTCAACATTTCTGTTGAGCTTTCTTTTAAGAAATTTGTTTTTATTTTAGAAATTCAATACGCAATAATCCATACCTATTGTTAAAGAGATATTTACTGCTGTATTTTCTGTATCCCAGTTATATTCACCGAAGTTACCTCCTTTAATGAATGCACCTTTGACTACCCATTCAGATACGATATCTCCTACTGGGCCTAATACGTTAAATGTCAAATCCTTTTTATAGAAATCTGAGTAACCATCACGTCCTGTTACTGATTCGTGATGTAAACGTACCCACTCCATTACCGCTTGAGCTCCTGAAGGTGTAATTGGATCAAACAATGTTAAAGTTAAATCATTCCATTTAGTTTTACCTTTTACTTTACGGTAAACATTTATATGGTTAAGAATTACTTCTCCTTGTTCGTAAGTTATAGCTGATACCTGTTTAATGGTATAGCTTGGAATACCATCAATATACATGATGAATCTATTAGCCTGTTTGGGTTAAAACGCGGTATAGAATATTTCATTTGGATCTAATACTGCCATGTTTTTTATATTTTATTTATTATAAATATTCAATTTTTAAATTCTTATTAACCGAAAGTCGCTCCTGTTGGTAAAACGTTGAAGTCTAGAATTATAAATTCAGCAGTTTTAGTTGGTTGTAGATAAATCTGACCTACCAATTGATTTCTGTCGATTACATCAGGTGTATTGTTGCTATCATCCATTACTACTTTGAAAGCATATAAACCTTGTCTTTGTTGTACTGATTCCAAATATGGATTAACTTGACTCAAGAATTGATTTCTAGTTGAAATAGTATTTTGTTCAAATACTAAGTATTGAGAAATATTAGAAATATATTCTTTAAGTGAAATCAACAAACGTCTTACATTCACACGATCTAAAGCTGATGATTTTTTCTGTAATGTTTTCTGACCATAAACTACTACTCCAGTGTTAGGGAATGTAGCAATCGGATTTACATTACCTAAATATAAATTATCTCTATCTGTGTTGTTTAATTTACGTTCTGCTCTTACCACATTAGATAAAGCTCCTCTATTTAAACCAGCAGGTGCAAACCAAGGCTCAGATACTGAATCATTAAAAGCATAAACTGCAGGAATCATTGTTGAAGCTGGAACCCAAACAAAATCACCAGTATCTGGATCAACTGTTTGTAACCACGGCCAATAAGTAGCAGCGAAACTTGAATCTACAGAAGAAGCAGCGTTTGTAGTTGAATTTACAGTTGAACCATAACCAGCTACATCAACTACTGCTATATAATCACCACGATCAGCAGCTTGATTAATTACTAAATTAACTGATGTAGCGTGACCAGCGTATATTGAATTTTTAATTAACCCCGGTGTTACTAAAACATTATATTTGTATTCGTCTTTATTAGCTAATAATTTTAAAGATTGGGAATAATCGTTACCTACTAAGCCTTGAGTATCTCCACTAGTTATATTTTCATAATAATTATTACCACCTTTACCAACAATATTACCTATAGCTCCAGTAAATGATCCACTCCCTAAAATAGGTAATGAAGCTGTAAATTGAGTTTTAGGATTACCATTATTATCAAAATAATCAGGTGTTTTAGCATCTACAGATTTTACACGAACATATTTACTAACATTTGGATAACTACCAGTAACTTGTAAGTAAGGTAAATTTGTTGTATTATCAGTTAAAACTGTGTATGTTTGATCACCTAATTGTTTAGATATATAGTTTGGAGTTTTAGGATCTAAACTTAATCCAGTCCATGTTTCAAGAATAGTTTTAGTATTATCGTTATCATTACCTTGTCTAACTAATAAAGTGAAAGTGCCTGAACCTGAATCTACTTGTGATATTTCCCATCTAATATTTTGGCCGGATCCTGATAATAAAGAACCAGAAGGATCAAGTGAACTTGAACTATTAGCTATAACACCTTGAGTAAATGTTTCTAAAGTGAAAGATGAAGCACCTACAGAATCAACACCCCCAGCTAAAGTAGCAACTACAGTATTAATATTAGATCCACCTTGAGAACCAGTAAATAATTGTATTCCATTAGCATATGTTCCAGCTAAAGAACCAGACAAAGATAAAGTTGCTGTAGCAAATGATGAACTAATTATATTTAAAGAAGATGAAGCTGAGCTACCTGATAAAGCTTGGTTAATTTTTGCGGTTAAGTTAGCTCCAGTTGATGCTGCGTTTGAAGAAGAAGTAAAGTAATAAATTTGAGTTGTTCCTGTTGTTTCATCTTGTAAAGTTTGAAATGTAGGAATAAATCTAAATTCATATGGTGTACTAGTTGTACTTTGAGTGTATGTTATTTTAACTGTACCGTAAGCATTATCAAACCCAAAAGATGCTGTAGCGAATTTACTACCTACAGATGTCACATTATTTTGAACTGTTGTTGATGTAGCTGAAGTGAAAGATCCACTAGCTACTCTAGTTACTAATAATGTTTCTCCACCATTTTGGAAATAATTGTAAGCTGCAATAGAAGTAAAATAAGTGTAAACTGAACTACCACTAGTAAATGTACTTCCGAATTTATTTACATAGTCACTGTATGATGTTACTAAAGTAGGAATACCTACTCGTCCTAGAACGGTAGGTCCAACTATAGCGGCACCAGCAGTAGGTAGCTGAGTTTGAACGAAAGACTGGTCGTTTTCTCTTGTAAAAACACCAGGTGAAACAATTTGCTCTGCCATTTGATATAATTTTTAATTTTGTTATAAATATGGCAACCCTTTTTAAAAACTTAGGATTTAATAAATTCTCCTGTGTCTAAATCAGCAATTCCTTCTCCGTATTTATCTTGAATACTAATAGCTATTTGATTGCTTTCTTCTTTAAAATTATTAATTCTAGATAAAATATCTTTTTTTAATTTATTAAGCTCTTCTAATTGAACTTCTATTTCACCTAAATTATAAAATAAATTAGCTTGTGTATCTTTTAATGATTTTAATTTTTGTAACTCTTCAGGAGATAAAACTATTTTTTCCATTTTATTTTATTATAAATATTATTTTATTTTTTGAGATTAACTTCAGCTGTAAAATTAATTCTAGATCTATCACTGTATTTTTTCAAAGCAGTAACATCTTTTTGTATATTATCTGGAATGATGTATCCGTTCATAACTAAATCAAATGTTCCTTTAACTACTCTATCAACATTATCATTTAATTCTACAACAGTGTTAAATGAATCAATTTTAGCTCTAAATTTAAACATCTCAGGATCACCCCAATATGTGTCTGAAGCATATTCAATTGCTTCTATTATTCTGTTCATTTGTTCCATATAATATGTGCATATAACACAAGTATAAGTTAATTTAACATAGTCAGGAACAGCTACAGCGTAATATGTTTTTTCTGGTTTTTGATTGTTTAATACAGAGAAATTATCATAAGCATTTCTTGTTGTATAACTTTTAGTAAAAATATTGTAATTATTAGGATTGTTAGCATCCATTTTATTACCTATTGTTCTTATTTTTTCTATGTTGTTACGTTTAAAAGCAATAAGTGGAGACATAATGGCGCCTCTAGCATCTCTATAATACCCATCTTTTTGCATAGCCTTCCATTTTTCTGGGCCACTATAAACAACAGGTACTGGTATTCTTTCACCGTCTTGGTATACAAAAGGTTTTATAACATTATTAAAGTAATAAACAACAGACTCATCTATATCTTGTATACCTATAGAAAGTGGTTTTGTTGTATCTCCTTTAAATGATGTTTGTTTAGCTCTATTATTACCAGAAAATGAGTTAGGATTTTCCCCATTATATGGAACTTGTTGTTCTATACTTAATTCTCGTTGAGTTTTAGGTATGGGTTTTCTTCCATCCATTATAATCTAATTTTTTCTATGTTTAATTTATCAGCAGGTACATAGTGAGTTTTTAATTCAAATTGCACATTATAACCAAACTGATCTAATCCTGGGTTTGTTGGATTAGGTTCATATGGATATAATGGGTCTTTACCAGCAAAGAATTTATTTTCATTTACCGCGTCTGCTTCAAAATAATTTTCTTGATACATTATAACATCACCTACTTCAGGAACAACATTGGCTTCTACCATATGATCTCTTAAAAATGAGAAAGTCATAGGAAATTCAAACCCAACACCTAAATCAGTTATTGGGTTGGTTTGATCACCACGAGTTATTCTACAGAATAAAATAACAGGAGTATTAAAAAATCTATGACCTGTAGTTTCACCATATATATTAGTTTTAGTTTTACTAATATTATGTTTATAATAAACTACTTGTTGAGAAATTATATCTCCCAACAATTCATAGTTTAAATTTCTAAATAAACTTATATCTCTTGCTCCACCAAATAAAGCCATGTTATCCTATATAAATTGTGTATGGTACTTGTTGTAATTCTTTTTGTCTAAAATCTGATTCTAATGATCTACGTTCTAATAATTTTTGTTTAGACATCTCATCAAAATAAGCTCTTAGTCTTTCAATTAATGCTGTTTTTTCAGCTGTGGCTGCTGATATTAAATCAGCTTGGTTTAATGTTATATCAGACCCAGGAATAGGGACAGTTGAATATTTACCTCTAACATAAGCTAACATTTCTTTACATAATGCTAAAGTATAATCAAATATCCACTGTCTGCCTATAGAATTAATTTGAGTATATACTGGATTAGTATAATTAGCATTAGATGCGTTTGTCACTTTAGTTCCTGCTTGTGTTAATGAGTTAGTATATCTATCATCTAATTTAATATATTTAAATAATAAATGGGTTCTATAAGTATCAGTATCTGTAGGTACAGGGAATATACGTAATTTATTATTAATTAGTTCAAACGTATAATTTGATACACGAACCTGATTACTCATTTCAATAGCTTGTATATTAGCCATATCAAATGCTACTGGCATCATTAAAGCTCCAATATTATATCCACCACCATATAATCCCCAACCATAAACACCTACTGGAGGAGATCCACCCAAACCTGAGAAACCACCATATGGTGCATATAATTGACTTACTGCTGGTGGTGCTTGATAAAACACTTGTTTAATTTCTATTCCGCCTGTTATACTTTGAGATATAGCCCAAGCTGCTAAGTCATATTCCTGTACACTAGCTGTTAATGGAATGGATCCTGTATAATAGGTTATATTACCTCCAGTTCCGGCTTCAGAAGCGTACTGTTGTGATAATCGAATTATTCCAGCAAAATTAGGTGTTATTAAAGCATGATTTAAATTAGAACTTGTTGGTGCTCCTTCAACAGATAACATATTATCTCTTAAAGTAAAAGCATATAATTCATTACCATACGCTGTAATAGCTTGTTCAAATGCTGTGTAAAAATTTATATCTTGTAATTCAACATCTACTAAAGGATAACCTAATCTTTGGGCGCAAAATTTAGCTACTTTATCAGCGTCTATTTGAAATTGATAATCATTATCATAAAATCCAAAAGGAGTATTTCCTGGGAAAAATGAACTGGAGCCGGGCCAAATAGCTATGTTTGCCATATTATCGTTTTATGATAAATATGTTAAGAAATTAAATTGTGATTATCATTACTAATCCATGATCACCGTTTCCTCCATTACCTGGGGTGCCTCCCGTACCAGTACTACCACCACCCCCACCACCAGCTCCTAAGCCCCCATTTCCACCATTTCCTCCTGTTATTCCCGTACCTCCAGTTGATCCACCACCACCTGAACCTCCACGAGTAACAAATGTTGGTTTCATCAATGTTATACCATCAACTCCATTTCCTGCATTTCCCGCGGCTCCAGTAGCTCCGCCTATTGTACCATCAATAAAAAAAGTATTATTACCTCCAGTCATTGTTATTGCTCCTCCAGCTCCACTATTTGAACCAGCTCCTCCAGCAGCGCCATTACTGTATCCGAAAGCATATGTTAAGTTTGTACCTGCTGCTAACCCTCCAGCTGTTCCATTAACACCTGCTACACTTAACATAAATGGAGCGAATGATCCA